ATGCAAACCTTGATTCATGGACCACGCACCACGGATCACGGGGCTGGAAGGGAAGATTTGGAGATACTTTATTAAAGAAAAATGACGCTGATTGATAAAAAAGAGTTCAAGGCCCAGGAGAAATCCATGACGAAGCCAAAAGGACGGAAATGGGATGGAAGGTCGAGGATCGCTACAAAAAATTACAGGGATAATTATGACGCTATCTACAAAAGGAGGAAAAATGAAGGAAAGGATATATAAAGCCTTACTGTTACGCTACCAGAACCAGATGGAGGAGGCATTGCTCACGATTGATGCTCTTTTGGAAGGGGATGTCGTACCAGGGCACACGGACCTGACTGGTGATGTGGACAAATTACTGGACAAAGTGGCCCATGCGAAGGAAAAGATGGCAATATTAAGGCAATATTATGGCACGAATTAGGCAATTTGATCACATATAGAGATGTGGGAGATTTTTTAAAAAAAAAAAAAATAAAAAAAGTTGAAAAAAAATGTCTTTTTGTCCAAATTGCAAATAAGTATTGATTTTACTAGTCAAAGTGTGGACACTTTTTGGACATTTTTAGTCAAAATGGACATTATTTAATGTCCAAAGGCAAGAAAGGCCTACGCGCGCGCGTGTCTCAAGTTTTTTAAACTGTAAAAATCTCCCACATCTCTATATAGGGATGACTATGGAAAATTTTTTTGATATGTTCAACCGTAAACACAATCCGGATTACTATTATGGCAAGGACACCAAAGAGGAGAAAACCAAGGAGAAAAAGGCTCGTCGTAAACGCTACGCAGCCAAACGATATCCCGTATTCAAAATGCAGAATAGAGTGGATTGATATTGTATCCGATTCTGGCTGGGCTGATGAAAAACAATTTAATAAGATGAAAGTGGCAACACCGGTCAATGAAGGTTGGGTGTATTCTAAGAATAAAGATTATGTTAAGATCTTTGCTTCTTATGATAAAGAAGACGATGGTACGTTGACGTTTGGAGATAGAAGCATTATTCCTACAGCTTGCATTAGGAAGATAACTAAGCTAAACTAATGGTAATGTGGATATATCCATGGAAGGAGAAAAACGTGGCTAAAAAGAAAAAGAAAAAAGCTAAAAAGAAGAAAAGTAAATCTAAAAAGAAAAAGAAAAGATAGTGTTTAATCCTTTGAACTTCCGTTTTGTTTTGACGGTGAGTGGGATTGCTTTGTTTTATTCTTTTCTAATTTTGGGATTGTAGGTGTTACATTCAAAATTGGTGCATAGTCGTCTAAAATTTGTTTCATTTTGGCTTCTAGCTCTTGTTCTGACATATCTTCTAGTTTCCCATGTTTTATTATTTTTCGTTCTATGTATAATCCTGCTGCCTTGCCTCTATTGGTTTCAGCATTTACAGCAGAGGAAAAACTGCCTTTCTTCAAAGCGGCATTCTTTATACGAGCAAGTTCAGCGACATGGCCCTCATAAGTAACTTCATATTTCTTTAATCGTTCTTCTCTTAATTTTCCTATATATTGTACTACTAGTGGTGATAGTCTAGGATTTTGTAATTCTGATGCTTCCTGTGTTGCCCGTTTGGCACTATACCCCGCAATGGTTGCTGCTTCTCTACCTGAGACAGGTCCATCAGGTCCGCCAAATACTATAATTTCAGCGAATCTTATTTGCATTTCAGTTAATCTTTTTGGTACACCCATAGTTGACAATTTAAGGTAACATTGCTAAATTGTCAATAATGAAAGAAGGTGAAGAACAAGACAATCCGGAGCTGTTTAAAACAGAAATTGATTATCATCGATATTGGAAAGATATGTACGAGAAGGAGCATAAGCTTAGACTAGAAGCCCAGGGAGAGACCACAATTGTTAAAGGTATAGGTATGAATTCACCTGAAATGAAAGATGCACAAGCAAGAATTAAAGAACTAGATAATTCATTAGCTATCGCATTGGAGATTAATGAGGAGCATCAAAGGTATAATGGTAAGTTACAAACGAGATTGACTGATGTTGAAGAAGATAATAAAAAACTTGCTCATCAAATTGAAGATCTTAGAATGAACCGTGTAAGAAAAGCAGGACTTTAATGAGAACACAAGATGAGATCACTAAGGATATTAAGACTATTCTGGAAGAGAAGGTTGCCCCGTCTGTTGCGGCTCACAATGGTGCTATCGGTTTTATTGATTTTGCCATGGATACTGGCGTGGCTACTTTAAAATTATCTGGAAGCTGTAGTGGATGTGCAATGTCTAAAATTACTTTACATAGAGGTGTTGAAGATATGTTGAAACATTATGTTCCTGAAGTTCAAGCCATTGTTGGAAAAGATGATGAGGAGGCTAAAGAACAAGGGTATGAACCTTATATACCTAGAGATCAAGAGCCTGATTGGAAAAAATTAGTTAGAGAGAAATAATGCGTGTACAAGATTTACAGCAGCTCTTGAGTGAGTTTACAGATAAATTGAAAGGCAATGCCATTAGTGATGCCAAGATATATGTTGCAAAAGATGGCTACTTAGAAGAAATAAGAAGAATAGAGGTGCATGAAAATAATATTATTGGTAAAAGACCTAGTGCTGGTTTAAGATTGGTAATGAAAACCATGAATGAAAAAAAATTTATACTGCCACCAGGCATGTTGAAAGATTATTAAGGAGGAAAAAACATGAGAGAGTTTAAAATAACCGAAGAACAATTAAAGCAACAATTGGATTATCTATGGAAAAGACCATATGGTGAAGTTGCAGCTTTGATTGGTATGTTGGTTTCTATTTTAAAACCTGTTAATAAAACAGGCGATAAAAAGAGCGACGGTGTTACCCCTAAAAAGTAGTGACGCCTGAGTCAAAATTATATCAAGATTTAAAGAAAGAAACATGTTCCATTGTGTGGAATCGTATTGAAAATCTTAGCATTGTTGGCATGCCAGATGTGTTGGGGTATAACAAAAATCATAAATTTTTTACAGTTGAACTGAAAGTCATAAAGGGGAACAAGATCAAGTTCTCACCACATCAAATTGCCTTTCATAAGACACATCCACAAAATACTTTTATCCTGGTCCGGACCCATGATCAACGGTCCATGAAACTTGTTCCAGGGTCCGTGGCGCTTGGAGCTTGGCGCTTCAATTCTGGATTCTTTATTGCCGATTCGTGGACCGGGGTTCAGGAATCTTTTGAACAGATCTTTTAACGCTTGCAGCTTGAAGCTTGGCGCTTGCAGCTTGAGGCCTGGTGCTTGGCGCTTGCGGCTTGGAGCTTGAGGCTTCTCTCTTTACTCTCTTATAATAATTTGGATGATGCCAGGCGAAAGTCATGGTTTGATTGAATTCTGTTCCAGATATTTTTCAATTTCATATTTATTATATCTTACATATCCTCCAAGATTAGTACCAGGTTTTCTCCCAATTACATGATAAGGGAAGCCCCGTTTGGGACGACTATATCGATGGCGTCTTAAGGTTCCAATTTCAAGATTATATATTTTTGATATTTGTCTCTCATTCAACCATATATTAGCAAATTTTTCTAAAGGCATTAGTGTTTCGCATAGGCGACGTTTGGAATTGTGCGGTCCCAGCATTGTCTGCAGTCAATGCATTTACCTCCTTGTGATGGTGCTGGACAAGTCCGGGTTCCGCAGTCCATGACCACGGTACTAGTCCATGGCCAAGCTTGTGAAGGCGCTCCGTCTACTTTGGTAGCGCTTAATCTTATTATTAAATTCTTTGGTATTATGTCCGGGTCCATCAGGGCCAGGAGCTTAGCCTCACGCGTCGGCAGCCAGTGTTTGGTATCCGGTGTAAGCTTGCAAACTTCTAAAATTCGGGCCAGGTGCCATGCGCTCTGGAGGTCTCCTGAGTCGTGCCAGCGGAAGTACTTCCTATCTTTCATGAGTACAACCATAGCGCGAACCCAGCGCGAGTCGCCCAGGGCCTCCAGACGGCGCGCCATTGCTTTTTTAGTTGTTTTAAATCTGTATCGGCCTTTCATTGCATAGCATCCATGGCACGTGGTGCCCGGTACACGGGCCAGGATCTGGCCGGTTATGCATGCAGCTGCTGGCAGGTTGATTGAGTAGCAGGGCATTTTACCCGGCGTGCTCAGGCCTCCAACGATCTGGTTAGCTTCTTTTTTTAGCATGGCTCAACAATTCTGTTTTAATAAGATTTATATTTTTTATTTCTTTCTCAAGCTCTTTGATTCTTTCTTCTTTTTGATCAACTAACTGTCCGAATTTATTAATAATTGCGGTAAATTCCTCGACTACAGATTTAACTCTTTTTTTATTCATTATACCTTTCTAATCTTTCTATATTATATCATTGTGTCTTTTTCGTGGCGCTTGGAGCTTGGAGCTTGACGCTTGAAGCTTGGCGCCTGATTACATTATGGACTCT